GCAGGCCGATCCACAGCATGTAGACAACCCACAGGACGGCGCACCCTGCGGCGAAGCGCAGCACTTGCCTGACTGCGTGCCGGAACTTGCTCCGGTAGACGATCTTGCGGCCGGATTCGTGGACGTAGTAGGGCATGTCAATACTCCTTCTCGGTGGGGTAGGGAAACGGCGCGGGCAGGCCGGGTCTACCAACGAGTTCGTCGTGCATACAGGCGAACCCCTGGTCGGTCAGCACGTGCACGAGGAACCCCGCTCGGTGCCCGGATGGTGAGGCGGTGCCATCTGAGGATCGGGGACACCATTGGTAGTTTCCGAACCTAACCAGCCGGGCGATGAACCCGGCAGGGTCACGTTGGATCACGTCGCTCATCGTCTCCCTCACGTCACGCCTCCTTCTTGCCGGCATAGTACCTGCGCTCGCGTTCCTTGGGCGTAAGTCCACCCTGGACTCCCCAGCGTTCCGTGGCCCGTATTCCTTCATGGTGCATGGCGAAGGCTAGGCACTGCTGGATGACGGGGCATTCGGCGCAGTAGGACTTGGCCTCCTGCACCACCTCAGCCTTGTGCCCAGAGATCCCCGTAAGGGCCTCACCGGCCTCCCCGAAGACCTCAGCTGCGTACGGGGTACGGCAAGCCGCCAGGGGCACCCAGCGTGCCCTGGAGGCCCCGTCTACACGCTTGGTCTTATCGCACTGCGCACACAGACCTCCGTCCCTGCATCCCGTGCCGCACCGCCGGCACAGCGTCGGGTTGACCATCTACTCAGGCTTGGCATGAGTGCCAAGCACGGCCGGCGAGCCGTGCGAGCCGCGTGGCTTCATAAACATGGTGCTCACGAGGCACCGTCCTGGATCGGCAGGTTGTCGTCATACGTGGCGTCGTAGCCGGGCTCGCCAGGCATCAGCCCACAGCCGGACCAATACCTGTACTTGGTCTCCGCGCAGATGTCGGGCCACGCGGCCCGCAGCTTCGCTTCGTTCGCCGTGTCGGCTGCACGATATGCAGCCATAATCACCGCCGCGAACGGCGGGTCCGTGACCCAGATCCGCTTACATGCCTGGTAGTCGTAGAGTGACATCAGGCACCGTCCGCAGCGTCGAGGATGGCTTCGGTGGCACGTGTCGTCACTCCGCCGTCGCGATCGAGGGCACGCAGGTCCTCGATGAGGTCCCAGGGGATGACGGCGACACGCTGCCAGCAGGCGGGGACGCTGATGGTGAACGCCATATCAGCGGAGCGGTACACGTCGCCGTTGCCGTCAACGTGCTGCCACCACGCACGCGGGTGCTCGACCCACGGCAGCGGCGGGGACGGCTTGTCTGGGATGCGGGTCCAGTGGGCAATAGCACCAGCGCTGCGGTGATAGTCGCCGTCGTCCATCCAGCACCTGTCCACGAGGCAGGGCGCGATGATGTCGATGGCGTTGCCGTCTTCATCGAGGTAGGGGCCCGTCAGGTCCTCGGCATCACTCACAATGTCTCCTCCAGATCGTTCATGCAGTTTGAGAACCGCGCAAGGCGCACGGCACCGTTCGGTGCGTGGTAGATGTTGTCCAGTACCGGCTTGGCCCGCTGAGCCTGCAGCCTGGTGGCCCATGGGCCGTACACGGAGAAGTCGTAGTAGCCCTCACCGGGCTCAGACCTCTTGGTCTGCACGACAAGCGCGTAGGCAGGACGGTTGAGGCGTACAGCGTCAATCGCCTGGATGATCTCTGTAGCCTTCTCGGAGACGTCCTCGCCGGGTGATTTCAGCAGTTCTTCTACGGCCCTGCGTTCTTGCACGCGCACGGCGTAGGTGAGCGGCTTGGTGTCAGTGCTGGGCATGGTGGTCACCGTTGTGTTCGTGCGCTTCTGCCTCCGCGTCGCGGGGCTCCAGGGTGGCCCAACCGTGCCAACGGCACGGCTTGCACTCGGCGCGGAAGTAGTCCTCGCCCCAGGTTTCACGGGTCCGGACGACGGCAAAGTCGTACTCAGGAAAGAGCGAAGGCTGAATGTAGTGGGGCATTGCTTACTCCTTGGTAGGGACAGGGTTACGATCACCGTTCAGGATGTGGTGCTGTTCGGCGCGAATGAACGCTCCGTCTGCGGCCAGCAAGGGGCCTGTCTCCAGGTCGGTCCACGGGAATTCGTCCGGCAACCGGCCGGCGAGCCTGGCGTCTACGACGATGCTCGTGTAGAGCAGTCCGTCGAACTGTGGGTGAGTCAAGAGCCACGGCTCCACCTCTACCTCGTCGTTGAGGAGGATTACCTGCGATTCTCCAGTGCCGTCACTCACTACGAGCGCGTGCATCAGTGCCCGTCCTCTGTGTCAAGGTAGTCCACGACGTCGCCCACCATGCTCCAGAAGTCCCGTTCGGACTCTGGTGCACGCATACGTCGGATCAGGTCCGCGGGGACCTTGAACCAGTTCTCTGATCCTTCGAAGCCATAGCAGGAGCAGCGGTATGGGCCAAACTCGCAGGCCCCGAGGTGCCCTAAATGGTCGCCTGCGGTGTGATTACAGTGAAAGCACCTGCTCATTTCAGGCCCCCTTGGCAATGGCAACAAGCAATAGCACAACAGCTACTACAATGAACGTCATTACTCTGCGCAACCTTCTCAGTAGTAGAGGGATATAGTTACTATCTGCAACTATGGTGTTCGGCTAAACTCATCCGCCCATCAGCCGCGTGAAGTGAACTGATGAACGAATGAGAATGGTCAAACGATTAGGCGTTGGCTTGCTACTGCCTGCTTGTCTGCAAGTGCCGCTCCCTTGCACAACAGCACGGTGAACGCGAATGCGCTGGCGTAGAGGATGACGCACAGGACGAACCACCCAACGTCGTTGAGACTGTCCAGGTGGCTCACGTCAGTGCCCGTAACCCATGGCGGTGGCGTACTTGGGCGCGCCGCTCCACGGGAACGCGGCGCTGTAACTGTTCATGGAGAGCCCGACCCGGCCATGCCCGGAATCCTGCACGCGCTTGGTGAGGATCGGGCTGGGGCGCTTCACGATCTGTTCCTGACGGGTCCAGTAGTCCGCGTCACGGTCTACGGCCGACCAGTCAGATTCCATGAGCGGACCACCGTCCGCGTTCGGTACAACCTTGTCGCTGTAACCTGCGCCGACCTCGGTGTCGAGGTACGTGGTTGTCCACTGCTGGATTTTCACGGACTTGGGGGTAACGCCAACAACACGGTAAAAATCGACGTTCGTCTGGTCGTATCCCCACGAGCAGTAGAACCAGTCGCCCACCTTGACGTTGTGTGCGGGAGCGTATCTACGTGATACGGAAGCGCTCATGCTGACACCGACCCGTAGGTGACGTGTTCGTCTTGACGTGGTGCGTACTCGCCCACGGTTACCCACGCACCGCGCAGGTAGGACCCGTTTGTGTCCTCGTACTTGTCCCGCTTCTCGAAGTACCAGCCGACTCGCTTGGTACCCGACGCGGTGTCCACATAGACGCTCGATCGACACACGCCGACGTCACCCAGCTTCACAACGACCCGGTAAATCTCGCCCATGTTCGGGCTACCGTCCTCGTTGAGCACGTCGTCGTACATGTCCTCAAGCTTGGTTACGTCGTCCCCGATGCCGTAACCCCTGGTCTCGTCGGTGTAGGTGGTCTGAAGTGCGAAGGTGCTCATGGTGCCCTCCTGGGCGTTGGGACTTGCTTGAGTTGTGACCCTCACGTTGCCATGCCAACGGCATAGTGTCAATAACCGCCATATAACGATACGGTTACGATCGGCAGATGTCACGTTCCGGGGGCACTCTCGGCAGTTGGCTTGCTACTTCCTGCGGCTACAAGCGGGTAGATGCAACGCCGGCAGGCAGGGACACGCAAGAGCCCCCACCGCGAGGCAGGGGCTCCAGGGTGGCGCTGGGTGCTACTCGCTGTTGGGCGTGCTTGGCGGTCGGACGGCGGGTCCGGTCGCACCAGTCGCACAAGGTGTTGGTCCCGGCCTGCGTTGCTGAGTACGTGGTGCCGCTCGGCTCATCTGCTCGCGTGGTCATGGCGCGCTCTTGCGCGCGAGCTGCGGGTAGGCATCTGGTCTTAGCTCGGCCTGGTCGATGTATGCCATGACGCTCGCCAGGTGGTCTGCAAGGGCACGGGCAGGCTCATCCCAGACAAACGCGCCATTTACGTACACGGCCGTGCGTCTCTCCCCGTGCATCGTGGTCTTAGTCTTGAGCTTGATCGTGCGGCCCTGGTACTCCTCAACGGTCATGCCGACACCTCCACGGTGAACACTTCGCGGTTGCTGGCGTCCATCACGTCGGTAGACGTGACTGCCTCCGGACTGACGCCCATGGCCAGCACCACCGCGCCGCGCAGAGCGGCAGGGCAGGCCCCGGCGGCAGTACCCACGTGGCGCGTGTGCTTGCGTCCGGTCGTGTCCTTCCAGGTGACGCGGATGCGTCCTGCGCCGGTGCTCGGGTGGGCGACGTACTTGGCCTTAGCCGTGACGGTCATCCGGACACAACCTGGAAGTGTGACCAACCGAGGTCGGTCTCACCGCTCTCGACCAGCTCCGCGAGCAGGGTGCCGACCCGCTCATGGTTGGTTGGCGTGTAGGGGAACTCGCTCGCCGCGAGGTAGGCCGCAAGGCTCTCGACGGTGGGCTCAACCTCTGTGGTGCGCGTACTGCGGTATCCACCGTAGTGGATGGTCTCGGTAACGATCATGCTGCCACGCTCCTAGAGTGAGTGAGTGCCGGACGTCCAGCCATTGGCGGACGTGATGAGATGAACAGGTCCCAGGCCACAAGCTCAGCCTGGTGAAGGACGGCTGAGTAGCCATCCCAGTAGGTTGTCGCGTAGCGACCGTGCTCCGCGAAGTACTCGACGACGTCGCGCAGGCTCTTGACGCGCAGGTCCGCCGTAGCGTCCATGCATCCTTGCGCCAGGTCCATGCGATCTACTGCGATGGTGTTCACGATGACTCCCTGAGCCTCGGGTGTTGCGTTGTTGTTGACACCCAACCTACGCTGCGTTGATGTGGTGTCAATGACATGGTGTGTGATCTACGTCACAACAGCAAAGGACCCTCGGCCCGTGAGGGCAAGTGGTCCAGGTCGGTGCTGGCTTACTTGACGATCATTCTTCGGTTGCGGCCCTCAGGTCATAAACCATGACCGCATCGAGATCCCATCGGCCGCCCGTAAGGATGGCGTGGAGGTGTCGGCCGCAGGCGAACCAGCGGACGATCGGTTGCATGTCATTGCCCTCCAAGTTGCAGATCGACCAGACCGCATAGGAGCCACACCGGTCGCAGCGCGTGCCGTGCTCAACCTGGAACGTGGTCGCTTTCATGGCATCTCGTCCAAGATGGCCAGGATCTCAACGGCTCCGAGCCCACGCGCGGAGATCCCGTAGCGGTCGGCTGTGGACATCGGCGCGGACGCATCGTGCACTCGCAGGAGACTCGCCCTCCACTTTGTCACCAGTGTCCTGATGGCGTCGACCTTCGCGTAGGCGGACTCAAGGTTCGTTGGGACAATCTCGGTGATATTCGTGGCACCGTCCAGGATGGCGATGATCTCCGGTGCGGGGCCGCACTCAACGGCGTACTCGAAGACCTCTGCCTCAGCGCGGATCGCAGCCAGCTTCCTCCTGCTGGCCAGCAGTTCCTGCGCAATGCAGCGCAGGTCAACGCTCACCTTGAAGTTGGCGCTGGCCGTCACGAGATCCTCGTCAGTGAACGTGCTCATGCTGACTCACCCCACCACGTACGGCCCGAGGTGGACGCGCCGCCCACGGCACCGACGTGAGCACCGGCTCTGGTGAGGCGAGCGCGTCGGTAACCTGCGAGGTAGAGACGCTCGGCTAGGTCGACGGGTGTCTCTGTCTCGCGGCCGGCGCCGGTGCGGAAGTTGCCCGCACGGTCTACGCCCGACCATCTGACGATCGTGTCCATGGTGTCCTCCGATGTAGGTAACTCTCACGCTACGCCGTGATGAGAGAGTGTCAATGGCATGGATACGTGACGTGCGTCACACTCATGGTGGCAAGGATGCGCCGGCTGAGTGCATGGATGCATGGGCACAGTGGCACTAGCGGACGGGTAGTCACTACTGGAATGTTAGTGGTAGGACTGTCAAACAAAGAGCACATAAGTGCTGATGTTACCTCATTGTTAGCAAGACTAACGATCGATCGTGCCCATTGAGTGCCCATCCTCATGCATTCTCTTGCCCTTGCGTTGTGCTGATTACGTGCATACACATACGTACAATCAATGCATCGATGAGAGATGAGTGGGCGCGCACGCGTGGTGTTGAGCACGCTCGCGTGCCTGGTCTTGAGCGTGCACATACACGCGCCGGAGATCCTGCGATCGACCCCTGCTTTTTAACCCGCGCGTGTGTATATGTAATGACTCACCCCAAGCATTTCTGGATCACTGCGGGGGTCATTATGCCATACTTGTATGGCGTCTTCTATGCACAAACAAAGGTGCTATACCCTACCTACTCGGTAGGGAACTACCCCTCCTATACCCTACTGAACTGGTAGGCATCTAGTTGCCATGCCCACATAGTGAGACGGCAGGGAGGGGTCTGCACCCCTCCTGACCTGCACGTTTGCAGATCCCAAAAGTTTTTTCGTGTCGGATGTCAATGAGGGAGGTCAGTGACCCGCGTAACAGGGTAGGAGACAAAAACGGGAGCCCTACAGGGCGAGCCGCTCGGGCCTGCGGCCTCGCGCACGCGGCAAGTACATGAAGTACTTCACTAAGAACGCTACAGAGTACGGCGCTTCAAAGCGCCGCATACATAGTAGCAGTGCTGGCCTGCAGGCCAGCCATGAGTGATAGTACCAACAATGTTGGTACCGGCATACAAGCCCGGCAATAAAGCCGGGCAGCAGCAGTGCTTCCCTAACGGTCAGCACCTAATCATTCAGCGGTAGCAAATGGTTGGGCTTTAGCCTTAACCCTAGGGTTGTTGGTGGTAGCAAAGAATGCAAGGTACTTCGGGTATTGAACCCTCGTACCTTGTCTGCGCCCGCTAAAAGAACTCCCGCACGCACGCGTGAATGACCGACCGGATAAGACCGACCCAAAGACTCCCCCATGGAGGGTAGAGCGATGATCTGCCGTTGCCCTGGATTCGGCCTCAAACGGCTGGTCTGCCTGCTCGACAATCTCAACCACTCGGCTCGGCTTCACCTCCATTGGATCTGCGACCTCCACGACCGGAACATCACCGGTGCCTGACCTGACCCCGATTTTCCTGGAGCCTGAGTGGCCCGTCGAGCCCCTGCACATCCTCGATGACACCTGTTGGTGCCATCCGGTTTCTGGCTGGGAGAACGACGACTGCACGTGCGAATACTGCCTGGACTACTCCCTGGAGGACGACGAACTATGACCGACCACATTCTGCTCATCATCATCTTGATCGTTGTCGTCATCAGCCTGTTCTTCGGCTGGCGCAGGTGACGGTCTACGAGGACTGGTCGGCTTACCCGGTCTTCGCGGAAGTGACAGCTTCTGCTACGCACTGGAAGCCTCCGTTCGAACTCCTCCGGCCGACCTCGGGGGCGCCCCACGGCAAGCCTCACTACGACCTTGGGCTGGACATCATTCGCGGCTACCTCGTAGCCGAAGGCAAGCGCCTCGAAGGCAAGCACCGCACACGACGCTCCACCTGACGTTAGGACGCACATGCCCGCCATCTCCGTGAACAAGCCCACGGTCGGGGCTGACGTAGATATCTGGGGCGCCGAGGTCAACGCTGCACTGGACGACATCGTTGCCGGTGCTAACGCCACCGGTGCACTGCTGACCGAAGCGGTTGACGAGACGGGCACCGTGCGTATCGGCGCGCTGCCGGACCTGTCGGGCGTCGGTGGCGGCCGCCAGCCGGTCAACGTCCTGGCCGACTACGGCACCACGTCCACGGCAGTTGCCGCCGCCGTGGTAGCCGCCAAGGCGCAGGGTCGCGGGCTCATATTCGCCGCAGGCTCCTACGCCCACACTGGTGACCTCGTGCTCGACTGGGATGACGCCAGCATTCAATGCCCGGACTCCACTGGCGCGCTGCTCACCTTCACCAACGGTGGCCTCGTCGTGGATGGCTCCACGGGGTACAGATTCCGTACCAGCATCTCCGACCTTCGGATTGTTCGTACTGGATCAGTCGGGCCGGCATGGGAGTTCCGTGGTGGCGGCCTACTGACGGGCGCAGCCCGCTGGACTGCGACGAACGTCCGCGTTGAGTCTTCCACGGGCGACGCGCTCAAGATTGATGGTTCGTACATCGGATCGTTCCATTCCTGCTACCTGCTGCGCGCTGTTGGGTACGGCCTCAACGTCTGCCTCGACCCCACCACGGGGGTAGTGTCTGGCAACGCTCTCAACTTCTTCGGCGGCGAAATCCAGGCTTGCACCAACGCCGCGTTCCTCGATTCGTCGCTGTGCGTCAACTTCTTCGGAACCACCTTCGAGAACAGCGCTTCGACTGGTATCGAGCTGTACCGCAACTGCCAGAACGTCACCTTCACCGGCTGCTACTTCGAGGGCAACGCCGGGTACGACATCAAGGTCGGCACCAGCGCCAACGCCGGCATCGGTCCCATCATCACCGGGTCCTACTTCACGGACGCCGGGATCGGGAAGACCCGCTCGATCCACCTTATCCGGGCGTCGCAGGCGCAGATCACCGGCAACCAATTCAAGGGTCTTGCTGCGAATCCTCCCATCTTGGTGGAGGAAGCAACACCGGGGAGCGTGACTGGGTTCGCGCAGAACAACACGACCGACGGCACCGTTGACGTTACCCCACTCAACAGCGCCGCAAAGTTCGTCAGGTATGCGTATGCGCAAAAGGCCGCCGACGTGGCGCAGCCCTTCCTCGCGCTCGTCAAGGCGGCCGCGGTTGACCCAGTCATCCTGGTCATCGGAGACTCAACCTCGATCACCAGCCGCTGGCCGACGTACCTGGCGTCGAACCTCGCCGCGATGTTCCCGACGCACACCGTCTTGTTTCACGCCTTCGATACCACCGGCCCATTGTCGTACCTGGCTCCGACGACCACCTCGACAGGCACTGGGCCCCGAACGATCCACGTCTACAACGCATCGATCGGCGGACATAACTGCAACGCTTTCAAGGGCGCGAAAGCAGACGGTGCGTTCAGCGGCATCCAGCCGGACCTGACCTTCCTCTCGATGGGGCACAACGAAGGCGTCAACTCCTACTGGTGGCATGGCCAGTACTTAGCCCTGACCGAAGAGCTTGCACAGCGGCACACCGGCACCATCGTGAGTGTCTCACAGAACCCGACCTTCGTGGACCCCGGCACCGGGGGCACGACGACGGACCCACTCACCGGCGTCAGCGACGGCCTGCAAGAAGCACGCCGCGAGGTTTACCGCAGGATCGCCGCCCGACGCGGCTACGGCTTCATCGACGCCACACAGGCATGGCTCGACTCCGGCCACTGTGTGGACTGGACCAGCGACGGCACTCACCCCATCACTGTCGGCTCCCAGTTCTGGGCCAACATCGTGTGCGGTATGTTCGTCTGGGACCAGAACTCGATTCCACGCACACAGACCCCATCACTGTTCTCCCACCACGGGGCGAACCTTCTGCGCAACTCGACGTTCGCTGACGGTATGGACTACTGGACCCTGTCCAGCATCACCAACGCGGTTGACACCGTGAACTTCGAGGGGTCCAGCAACACCGCCACCAGTCCCGCGGCCTTCACTGCCACGTCACAGAAGATCACATCCCTTGCCGGGGGAAACAACTTCATTAGCCAGCGCGTCCCCGTGGAACGAGTGAAGGGCAAGTGGGTCACTCTTGCCGTGCGACAGTTCGTCCCGTCCACCCCGACTGATGCTGCCGGCGCGGGCGTTATCCAGATCCAGGACTCTGTCTCGACGTTGGGGACCACCCAGAACGTCGGGGTCACCAACGGCAAGGACGGTTGGCGCTGGGATGTGTTCAGCAAGTTCATCGACCCTGCCGCCACGTATTGCATCGCAAAGATATTCGTCAACTCTGGTGACCTCGCGGGGGCAAACCTCACGGTTGACCGCGTTGTCATGGTCGAGGGCCTCTGGCCTGCCGATGTCGCTCGTCGGGAATTGCTGGCCGTGGATGCGTGGCAATCCTACACTCCCACCCTTTCATCCAACATCAGTATCGGTAACGGCACCATCGTCTCGACCTACCGCAACGACATCAAGAACGGAACCGTGGACTTCTTTGCCCGAATCACCTTCGGGTCCACGACGACGATCAACGGGTCAGTGGCCACGACGGTATCCCTGCCGGTGAACATTCTGACCTCCCCCAGTGCTGTGATCGCCGTGCGCGCGACCCTCAAGGGCGCGGCGTACTACCTCGGTCTGGCGATCGCAGCCACGACCTCCGCGCTCACCGTCGCCAGCATCGGTACGGCCGGCATTCGGGCCGACCTGACCGCAGCCGTGCCGTTCACCTGGGCCACCGGCCACATTATCGAGGTAAGCGCGCGTTATCGCACGGTCTAAGTGCTCAAACGGCTGGAACCTTCCACGCAATCTAGGAGTCCCCATGCTGGTTGACAAGGCAACCGGCAAGCCGGTCTCCCGCAGGAAGGCCGGCGTGGGTCGCACCAACGCCCCGCTGGCCCGCACGCTCACTATGGCGGCCGCTAAGAATGCCTTCGTTGGCTACATCAGCGCCGGCTACATGGTCAAGGAAGCACTGGTCAAGATCGGGCGGGACCAGAAGACGTACGAGCGGTGGCGGAAGCTCGATGAAGGCTTCCGCATCTCCGTTGACACGATCCGTGCCACTACCAAGATCCCTGACGGGGAGCGGGTAGACAAGCGCGCGGCTGCTGTGATGATGGGCTTCGCTGCTTTCCGTGAACGCTACCTGCACAACGCGGTAGCCCCACACCAGCAGCAGTGGGTGGATGTGATCGAGGGCCATCAGCCCTCCGACCTCCACCCGGCCCAGACATGGGTTGACGTTGATCCTCAGCGGATCATCGTGAACTGCCCTCCTGAGTTCGCCAAGACCATGACCATCTCTGTTGACTACGTGGTCTATCGGATCTGCTGTGATCCAGCAGTCCGAATCAAGATCATCTCGGCAACACAGCCGCTGGCGAAGCAGATGCTGCACGCCATCAAGTACCGACTTGTCAACCCGGACTACAGCCAGCTCCAACTGGACTTCGGTCCAGAGGGTGGCTATAAGGCCAACGCTGATTCGTGGGCCGCAGATCAGGTCTATCTCGGTCGCTCGTCGGACGAGAAGGACCCGACCGTCCAGGCTCTGGGTATCGGTGGGCAGCTGTACGGTGCCCGTGCCGATCTCATCATCCTCGATGACTGCACGGACCTTAAGCACGCCAGCGAGTGGGCACGCCAGCGGCAGTACATCATGCAGGAAGCCTCGTCCCGTCTCGGGATGGTGGGCGTCATGCTGGTGATCGGCACCAGGGTTGCCGCACGCGACGTGTACTCGGAGTTGCTGAACCCGGAGAACTACCCGATGGGCGAGCCGGCCTGGTCGTACCTCGCGCAGCCGGCCATTCTGGACGAGACAGCGAGTTCCGCTGACTGGGAGACCCTGTGGCCTTGGGCCACACGTCGGTGGGAAGGCTGCAAGTGCAGCAACCCGCAGTGCCAAGACGGCCGCGAAGACGGCATGTACCCGCACTTCGATGGCCCGCACTTGGAGAAGCTGCGCAAACGCCAGGATCTACGGACGTGGGCGCTGGTCTACCAGCAGTCAGCGATTGCCGAGGACTCCACGTTCCCCACCCACGCGGTGGTTAACTCAATCAACAAGCGTCGTGCGCCCGGACTAACGGGTGGCCTAGTCCGGGTTCCGGAGGGCTGCTTCTGGATCGGGTCTATGGACCCGGCTACGACAGGCCCCAGCGGGGCCATCGTCTACGCCTTCGACAAGCAGACCCACAAGCGCTATGTCGTGGACGCCAAGGCCATGAAGGGCGCGTCGCCCAGCACGCTCAAGAATCTCATCAAGCAGTGGTCTACCGACTACCCAATCAAGATGTGGGTAGTGGAGAAGACCGGCCTGAACACGTACTTCACTCAGGACGAGGAACTACGCATGTGGCTCACCAGCCACGGCATCACGTTCCACCCCCACTACACGGGCAGCAACAAGTGGGAGCCCGGCTTCGGCATCGCTTCCATGTCCGCACTGTTCGGTAGCTACGACCGCAACGCCGAAGGCGTGAACGTCCAGATCACCGAGCCGTTGATCGAACTCCCCCGGCTGGACACGGACGCACTCAAGATGCTGGTCAACCAGCTGCAGGTGTGGTCACCGGAGTCTGACCCGAAGAAGGTCCAGCAGGACTTGGTGATGGCCCTGTGGTTCGCGGAGATCCAGGCACGCAAGCTGGTCAAGTCAACGTCCATCCCGGCATCACAGATGTTCGCGCAGTCCCAGTGGCTGTCCCGCTCTGACCAGGCGAAGCAACGGGTCGTGAACCTTTCAGAGTGGACGCCTAGCAGCCAGATAGGACAGGCATTGTGAAAGACCCAAGCGAGATCGCCTCGCGCGTACGCACGTTGCGGGAACGCAACGGCACGCGGGATTCAGCGATGCGCGATGTCCGGTCGATCCGTGAGGGTCGCTGGGAGGAAGTCGCGGCCGACCTGTTCCCCGCAGACTTCCCGAAGCCGATTGCCGCCAACTTCATCGACGTGACCGCACGCGACCTGGCGAGCGTTATCGCGCCCTTGCCATCGTTTAAGTGCGTAAGTGCACAGATGGGCACAGAGGCCGCGCGCCAGCGTGCCGACAAGCGCACCAAGATCGTGCGTGGCTACGTGAAGTCGTCCAACCTACAGGCTCAGATGCTGCCGGCCGCTGACCGCTGGCTGTCCTACGGCTTCCTCGCTTTCATGGTGGAACCGAACTACAAGGATAAGACTCCGCACATCTACGCGGACGACCAGTTCGGCTGCTACTACCAGATGGACCGGCTGAACCGGCATTGTCTCTACTACTGCCAGGTCTTCGAGCGCAAGCTCGATGAGGTGGCGCTGGAGTACCCGGAGAAGGCCGGCCAGCTACTGGCCCACTACAAGGAGTTCAACAACCAGAAGATCGAACTGGTGCGCTGGTACGACGACGACTGCCAGTGCCTCATGGACCTCAAGTCCAAGACGGTCTTTGCTACCACGAAGAACCTGCTGGACAAGAACCCCGTGGTCGTGATCGAGCTTCCCCACGTCGGGAAGGCCACTCGTGGCCAGTTCGATGACATTGTGTGGATCCAGCTTGCTCGGGCCAAGACGGCCCTGTACGGGCTGGAGGCTATGGAGAAGGCGGTGCACGCACCGCTCGCGGTTCCGGACGACGTGCAGAACCTGTCTTTCGGTCCCGACTCGGTGATCCGCACGGCCAGCCCTGATAAGGTCGGCAGGGTTGGACTCGACATTCCGCAAGGGGTGTTCGCAGAGTCGGCCACGTTGCAAGACGAGCTGCGCACAGGTTCCCGCGTACCAGCGGGCAGGTCAGGCAATATCGACGCCTCGATCATCACAGGTCAAGGCGTCGAAGCCTTGATGGGTACATTCTCCACA